CTCATCATTTAGGGGCATACAAATCTCTCTATCACCATACCATTATCATCAATCAATAAAGCAGCTCCGTTTGCTCCTATACCTGGGCACAACCAATATGAATAACCCCCATTAAATGGTCCAAGTCCTTTGTAAGGCCCAGTCGTTTCGGGTATGCTAGCGTACTTAAACACTCTGTCTCCAACTACCGGGAAGTTTCCTGATCCATTAAAGTAAACATTAGAAACGCTAGAAGTAAATGCACACGCATCTGCACTTACATTTGCCGCTTGACTAATGTCTAATTCTACTGTTTTATACTGTCTGTTTAATGGATCAAAACTTACGTTAAATAAACTGGCCCCAAAACAATTAGTGGCTCTAAATGCTACATTTTGCGAAACGCCTTGGTAGCTATCAATCTTACCTTGTATAAGCCCCTTTTGAGTGTCAAGGGTTAATCCAGGAGGTAATAAACTAGGAGCCTGTGGTGTTACTGTAGATAGGGCAGAAGTTACAGTTCCTGTAGCCCCAAACAACGGTAAAGCACTTATTATCTCTACAGTTTCTAAAATGTTGACGTTCATAGTAAATAAAAGAGCTGTGTTAGGGTCTTGACCTTGAATAGTACCACCTTTTTCACCACCGCTAGCTACATAAACAGCAACTGTTGAAGCTGTTTCTATTTGAAATGCATTTCCACTTATATCTAGCTGTATATTGATAGCTTCACCATACTGGTATCCTATGTTTGCAGGACCATTATAAACGGGGCCAGCTATCTCGGCACAAGGTGCACATGGTCCAACGTCTAAAACAACTCCATCGTTTCCACCAAAAATCCAATTCATATTAGGAGGTAAGGAAGTCCCCATTCTGTGAGGCGCATTATTTATTGGGTTTAAAACTAAACCATTTGGGTCTTCGTAAGTAGTGTCTCCTACGTCTGGAAGAAGTGCAGCTCCATCATGGTATCGAGTATCAGTAGGAAGGAGGGCCGCAGGTCTACATACGTAATCAACTGCCGTTGGGTCTAGTGACTCTGCTGTAGTTTCGTAATCAAAAGCAGTAAGGGTAGGAGCGTTATAAATCATATCAAAAGGTAAATTATCTCCAAAATAATCTATTTCTATTCTATACTCTCCGTCTGTTTGTTTTTTTATAAAATTCAAGCTTCCTGCCCCTATAACAGGAGTAGCTCCACTTTCTACAATCACATCATCTCCTTTATATACTCTAAATCTATTTCCTACCGCTCCACCACCAGATGTAGCTGTGTAATCAAATCTTACTCTACCTTTGTTTGCGCCAAGGTTTACATCTGCATTTAAGGTTCCTGAGTGATTATTTACAGTTGCAGGGCAAGTTAAAGTGTCTCCAGAAACAAACTTACTTCTAAAATCATATACTAAGTAGAAATACTCATTATTAGCCGCATTATTAAACAAAAATGTGTCACTATATACACCAGCTGCTAATGTGGGAGCTAAGGTTACAGTACCTGGATCCGCTATAATTTGGTCTAGTTGAGTTTGATTATACTGATTATTGGTTAAACAGTAATACATCTTATTACCTAAAGTGAGCTCAAAAGACTTTCTACCTAAGGCTCCTGTTTGAGTAGCTCTCATGGTTAAATTAGCTCCTGTTTCAGGAATACCATTCTTTGTCTCAATTGCTCTTACTTGATCAAATGCAAAGGTTGTTTTTGAGTCAGGTGTTATTTTAGTATTATTGAATGGAACTAGGCCTGTAGATAAACTATCATATTCAAAATCAGCTTCTAAATCTGCTACACCATCTGCATTTAAGCCTCCTCCGATTACATCTCTAGTTACTAACGTGCCGCTAGACTGTCTTACGCTTATATCAGGTAAAACTCCTGCGCAACCTGTACCTCTAATGATAATATCTCTATAAGTAATTCCAATGTTTGCTCCTAGGGATAGAGTAACTATAGCATCCCCAAATCCACTAGTGGTTGGGTTAGACCCGTTAAGGGAGGCCCATCCTATCCCGTATCCTGCGTCTATTAATTCTAATGTCCAAGATGCAGTAGAGGTTACTTCAATAGTCCAATCGTATGCTTTATTGCCAACACCTCCGTCTGTAGATGGTATGTTTACATAAAAAGAAAAATCACAGGGAGGAGCAGATGTATCTGTGTCTGATATTACATATTGTTCCTTAAATGGGTCAATAGCTCCAAGTTTTTGCGTTCTAAAATTATCCCTAAATAAGTCTTTAAAATAGTCAGACATTCCCTGCTGAGATATTTCAAATATTCCATTAACACCCAACTTACATACAGCTCCACGTTTAGCATCTGCAAAGTACATATCATTACCCCAATACGCAAAACTTTCAGGGTTTTCAGAAATACCATATTCACCAGCATAAGTTATTTGTGTTCCTAATACCTCAGGTATCGAAGTTACATTACCACCACCAGCAGAATCTGATAGTAAGTTTTTCCCATACAACACCTTAGATACTTTATCTTCCTGAAAAACAACAACATCTGTATCTCTTGCATGTATCTTTCTGAGAGGTCCGTATTCTAGTTGTAAATCTTTAAAGTTAGCTAAGGATAAATTAAACTCATTCAAGTTATTTACTGTAGTGTTTTCTCTAAACACACCGCTATAAGTTAAACTAGCTTGTAATCTTTCTTGACCATAGTCGTCAATAGGAGTGCTTACCCTAGGGCTATATTTTAATTTAGTTCCATTCCAATCTCCCCTTATAGTCATTGCTTCTACCCCATTTCCAAAGGTATAAGCGTTGTATTCTGCATTCTCTTCATTATTTTTAGCTGCACCTGTGGTAAGACTAGTGGTATTTAAACTTATTACCGCAGGACTTCCACCTATAGCTATCGATTGGTCTTGACCTACAATATTACTAAGATGTCTGTTGTTAACCTTATCAATATCTAAAGTTTTAGTTTCGTAAAATATATCTATATCTTGTGAAGTGGATTTAGTTTCAAAAACAGGTCTTCCTCTAGATGCTTGATTGATATTAAATACTACTCTTATGTTAACTAAATCTGGATTATTAATAATATTATCTTGAGTGTCAGCGTCTGCGTTAAAGCTAGATACCACTATCATTCTCATGGGAAGTTCTGCAGCAATATAAGTGGCCCAAGAAGGGTATCCTAAAGGGGGGTTTGCAAGCGTTCCTCCGTTTTTCTGAAACATTTGATTAGTCCATCCTGTATTCTGTAGAGATAGGTTAAAATCTTGATTAAATGAACCGGCTAATGGGTTGGTGACTGTTGACCAGTTACCCCTTGTAAACGCTACTCTACATTTTCCTGATCTTTGAATTGCTCCATTAAATATGTCTGGGTGCCCATCCCAGTCTAAAAATACTCTATCTTCATACCACCATTCTTCAATATTTTTATACTTTTTAGAAGCTACAAAAGTCATTGTATTGCTAGGAGGCGTGGCTTGAAGAAACGCAAAAGGATCTTGAACCCCTTGTAAATTAACAGTACTCCCTTGTCCGAGTGAATTACCGTTGCTAAGAGCTCCTTGTGTGTAAACATCTTCTGTAATCTGTATTTCTATAACCGCTCCAGCTTCAATAGGTCTATCTCTAAAATTAGGAGAAGTTAATGGGGTATCTAACCTCCAATTGTCATCTATAGAGCCTGGCACTATTGCACATCTACTATATGTTTTAAGTGCGGAAGTTCCACCACCTGTTGCGGACTGATTATAAGGACCACCAGCATTTTGCCACTCATTGACATCCATGCCTGAGTTAATAACAGCAAAGCCGTCCCCTGGCTTTTTGGAAGAGTGCAAATTTATAATAAAATAATCGTTTACTAGATATCCTGGGCCATTAGAAAACGTAACTCTACATATGGTGTTGTTTGGATTTGCAGGATCGGGAATAATATTAGGAGCACCGGGATTAAAGGACATAGGTGTTATAGAGCTATAAGACACATACCCTCCTAAAGAAGACATGTAATACAGCCTGTACTCGTTATTGGGTTGAACTAATACTTTTATTCTCTTGGATTCCAATCCAAATGTAATAGGTATGTTGCTAGATATGGTGAGCTCATTATTAGTTGTTGATGCGCCATAAAATATTGGAAATTCCACTACCGAGACTTGGTTTCGTATAGGGTCTGCATCAGCAATTTCATTTCCTCCAAAAGCATATGCCTCACTATAATTATTCCACAAACCTCTTGTGTCATAGCTCTCTGAAAAAGTTCCAGTTATTTGAAAAAAACCAGAAGGATCACTAATTTGCATATACAATCCTGCTATCTCGTTATTTCCTAAGAAGTTTTTTTCTTTTACCTCTACATTTACAACTTTAAATTCTCTATTGGAAAGAGTGGCTATTCCATCTGTTCTTTTACATATTATATAGTCACCATCTTTAACCTTGTTTACGTCAGCTCTTTCTATTCTAAAATAAGCTTGGTCATCTATTAAGTAATAAAAGTTTGGAAAGATTAAGTCAAAATTGTATTCATTTTGTTTTATAAATATTCTATACTTGTCTGCAAACGCAGGAGGTCTATTGTTTATAACTACTCGTAAATCATTTGCTGTAACTGATGCTGTAGGAGGAATATAAATAGTGTTTGACGTGGTGATAGAGGTAGCTTGAGTAGGTATTAAAGGCGTAGTCATTCTTCCTTCTGCATCCAAATAAGATATAGCTATCTCATAATCTCTATCGCTCCTAAATGTAGGTTTTGGAGTAATCTCCGTAGCTCCAGTACTGTCGTTTAATTCTACACTAAAATCAATAGGTATTTTTTGACCGTCCTCGTTAACTAAGTTTCGCCCTATAATATAATTTCCAAACATTAGCCTGCTTCCTATAATATCTTGGGCTTGAGCCTTTAATGGAACATTGTCAAATAACCTAGTAACTTCATCTGCGGCTAATAAGCTATATAACTTACTGTTGTTAAAATAAACTACTTTAGTCGTGTTGTTCGCCCAATTACTTTCTTGCTTGTTAAATGTTTGAACTATAAATACCTGAGACGTTAACTCATTGGTTACTACTAACTGAACATCTGTTACCCTTTCATCACCTGTTCCTATAGTTATATCCACTTGATTAAACTCATTTAACATAGATACAAACTCACCATCAGAATAGTTGTAATTATAGGAGGTTGGTGAAAATGCTGTTGAAGAAAAAGGTGAAAGAGAGCTGTATTCATTGTTTTCGTACTTCCATCTATAAGCAAATCTAAAAAACTTATCTTTTATAAAATTTTCTTCATTAGTTGTTCCTGTGTCACTTAGCTCTATGACTGGACCATTTAATGGGGGCTTAACTATAACGGATATGTCATCTTCAATAAAGCCATTTAATGGGTAATATTTTTTTATGTTTAATTTTCTAGGTGCATTTAAGTTGTCGGTCCAAAACAACAAATCCCCTATTAAACTAATACCTGTTACAATAAACTCACTATTAAATTTTAAAACTCTGTTTTTAGTATCTTTTAATAAAACTGTAGAAATACCTGTGTTTGAGTTATATTTCATTACGTAATCATAATCAGTATCAGCTACTAACCAGTATATAGTTTCTCTAGCGTCATCTGCATAAGCGCCAATAGTTACTGCATTTACTGTGAAAGTGTATCCTGAGCCTACCTCGGTGTTTCCTAATATGTTTTCTATTGATCCTACGCTAGATTCTTCAGATGTAGATACCCCAATGTTTTGACCATCACGATATTGACCATTTGGTACTAACCTCTCATCGAGGTCTTTATTCATTATACCTTTAGTAAAAGTATTTGTTAATTTCATTTAATCCATTTATCTTGTCCACGTAGAGTCATAAGTAGTCTGCCTGGGTGAAGGTTGCTTAATCTTATTTTGGCGTTTCTAAGTTTGTTTGCTTTTTCTCTTTGAGCTCTATTAACCACGTATTCTTGTACGTTTATTTTATTACTTAGCATAGCCCATCTAATGTAGGCATATAAATATTCTTCTGCTAATTTATTAATAACAACTTCATCGTCATTCCCTTTTTCTAAACCATCTGAAACGTATTCTAATATAACAATAGTATTAGCCATTTCTGAACTAAAGTTTATAACCCCACCAGCTTTGTCTATTCTAAAGTTAGGGTTTTGGTTAGCTAAAGATGTGTTCATTCCAAATTTAGCTCCTATTGAAAATCCAAAATACCAGTCTCCATCACAGCAATACCCCATTTTATTGTGATAAGGATGTCCGTAATTTAAGTAAAGAGAAGGTTTAGTTCCTTTTATTCTCTGTAAATCTATTAATGAATTTTGAGGACTCAATGCAGCTCCGTTTACATCAAACAAAACTTCACAATTATTGTCTTGTAAGTAGGCTGATGAGTAATTAGTCTGAAAGTTTTCTATTAAAGGTAAAAGAACTCCGTCTTTATAAAGAGATATTCTAACATAGTTAACGTAGTCTGGGGGCAAAACATACCTTAAGTCATCACAAATTTCTAGCTCTAGTATTTTAATGCTTTTTAAAGCGTCATAGTTTATTTCTTGTATACCTCTTTTTGCATGAAACAACAGTTGATATCTATTAGCGTTACTAACTAATTTATCATCTCCAGCGTACATTAACTGAAAATTATTCACAATATCTTTCAAACTAATATATTGATAACTTCCCCAGTTCTTGTTAGTGGGGGCAACCCCCATGTTAGTGTAGTAATTTTGATCAGTTATATATGCCATTATGATTCGTTTTGTTGTTCAGTTGCTTCCTCTTGCAACTCAAATTGTACTACTTCACTTTCTCTAATACTTATACCTGCGTACTGGCAAATTCTTATAACCAAATCAATACTATCTGATAAGGGTAATTCAAAATCAGCATATGAAGCGCTGGTTGGGTCGTAAACGGGATCACCATCTGGGCCAATAGAATTGTAAGTCCATACTGGGTCTACTGGGTATCTTACATAGTCAGTTATAATATCTGTAGCTGGACCTTTAATTGTGTCTGGGTATATCGTTATGGTATTAGCTACTGCTGCTGGAGGAACTGGAGGAGCTGGGGCTGTTGCTGGCCCTAGAACATAGGCAGGATAAGTAGTGTTAGGTGCTGTAATATTAGAGTTTATTAAATGATTAATTCTGTATTGTGCAACTCTTTCAACTTCAATAAAAACGCCTGCTGGGTTTTGATAATTAACCTTAAGTAAGGTGTACCAGTTTTCTGGTAAAGTGTAAACATTTGTTGCTCCAACTGGAGGTAATGTCATGCTAACTAAAAAGGTGTCTAAAACTTCTTGGTATTCTCTAACTATGTCAGCGTATGCTTCACCAGACATTCTTGCGTGCTCCTTAGCTTTCCATTGGGCTAATTGATAAAAGTACTGTTCAAATATTTCTAATTGGGCTTGTCTCGCAAATAAGTTAAACTCCTCTGGAGTCATGTATCCGTTATTGTTTTTGTTGAGTATAGATAAGACTGTATTTCTTACTTCGTTAATCATCTGGGAGTATTTCCTACAAAGATAAGCAAAAAAAAGAGCACCTAAAAAAGTGCTCTTATGATTGTGGGTTGTGGTAAAATTAAGCTATGCTTATTCCAATAACTTTATATGGTCTAGCGTCAAATTCTGAAGCTACATTTTCCCAGTTAGTGATATAAGCAGCGTCCATTGCATCTTGAACCTTATCTCTCATAGCTTCACTTCCAGACGGAACTGGTAAATGAGTTAGAGTTATGATATCCACAGAAGATGGGGCATCAAAGGTAATGGTTGTTGTGCTTGTGCTTGCCTGCTCGATTAACTTTACATTTTCAATAGAAACTATTTGCTTGTTAGAGGCGGTTGCAGAATGAATATAAAAAACTTCACCAGCAGTTAATGGAATAGTACCTCCATCTAAAGCTGTTAATGTTAAGTTGTTGTTGTCAATCTTGCTAGCTACTAGAAAATACTTATTAGAGGACGCTGCGTGAACAATGTCTCCTACTGCAACTGGAGCAAAAATATTTCCAGTGTCGGTTAAGTCAGCTGACCCCACCGGGGTAACTGCTGTTCCTGATACAACATTGTCGTACACAGGTACATCTAGGAACTTTTCCATAATTAAGCTACTGCTATTCCGCTAACTGCTTGTGGTAAACCTTCTACTTGAAGAGATACGTTAACCCATGATTGTTGTAGGTTAGAAATTACTGCGTTTTGGATTGCGTCTCTCATTTCCTCACTACCTGCTGATGAAGCCGCATGAGTTATGGTTGTTACTTTTCCTCCACCGTAAGTAATTACTACAGTAGTTGTAGAGCCTTGCTCTATTAGTTTGATGTCGTTGCAAGAAACGAGTTGATTTCCTTCGCTTGTTACAGGGATACTTAAAAACTTTGTCATTGTTTAAAAAATTAAGTGGTTAATAATATCGCAAAGATACCTCTTTTATTTAACTTTCTTCTCAAGTACATCGAGTAGCTCTAAGCCTTCGTCTGTTTGGAAAAAAGAAATAAGAACTCTGGTTTTATCTTCACCAAACGGCACAGTTAAAATTCTTTTTTTGTTCTTAGGTAAGTTCCAGTGAACATCTCTTTTATCCTTTTTGTAAAGTAATATATTTTGCTCGAAAGATTTAAGAACTAAGGATTCTAGTTGTAGGTTTTCATCATCTAATAAGTCTAGGAATTCTTCTGGATTTTCCCTAGCAAATAATAGCACATCTCTTTTTAATTCAGCGGTCTTCATAGATTCTACTCTAGCTCCCATAAAAACTCTACCTATCATTTCTAAGTGATTAATATCTAACTCAGCGGCTGCTTGAAGAGCTTGTATTTCTACGTTTAAATATTCTAAATCTTTTTCAGCGTCTTTTTCTAAATCTACCTCTTCGTAAATATGCCCATTACCAGGGTGGACATCTAAGAATTGCTGTAATACTACGTCTGTACGTTTAGTTTGTAGGAATCCATCTTCAAATATAATAGGCTCCATAAGAGCTTTGTCATCTTGTTCATCTTCAAATATGGATTTTTGATTTTTAGCAAACCTTAACGCCCTGTTTGTTTGGGTTTCTTCATCGAAATATAGTAAAGGATTTGACGTTGAGTGAGTTGCGTTTAGCATCATCGAAATGGGTGTTTTTTCCGACTTTAATTTATACACCCTTGGTTTTGGTTGAGATTTTTTCATTTGATTTTATTTTATTTAGTTTAAGTAAAAAAGGGAGTGGCAAACCCACCCCCTCTTAATTGTATACAATTATCCTTTGAACAATACAAAGTTGTTTGCACCCATTGTACAAAGTGCTCTTTCAGATAAGAAGTGAACTTCCATTTGGTCAGTACCGTTTGTGGATGCTCCACCTGCGCCACCTGTAATCCAAGTTTTGAATCTTCTGTCTTCTGTTTCTGAAGCTCTGTATCTTACGTGTAAGAATGGTCTTTTAGCGTTTTTACCTAAGATTTGGTCATATACACTAGTAGAACCAGCAGGTACAAGTACACCACTAACTTTACCACCGTCAATTCCACCTCTTAAGGTAGCTTGGTTTAGATATTTCCAGTCAGACTTGTAAAAGTCATAACCTCTTCTAAATCCTTTAAACCCTAGGTTAAGTGCCATTTCTTCGTCATTGTCAAACAATCCGTAAGAAGTACCACCAGCACCGTAAGAGTTTTGTTTAGCTAACATATCATCAATTGCGAAAGAGAAATTTCTATCACAGAAGATAACATTTTCTTGGATTGCTCCTTGCTTATCTAACCTTTTGATGATGCTGTCAAAGTTTGCTAAAGTAGTTGGGAAACCACCAGACCAAACATTACCTCTATCTTCAATAGCTTCGAATAAACCATCTGTACCTACGTTGTTTGCTAGACCTGTTCCAGCTGGGTATGCAGAACCTCCTAAGTGAGCTAATGCTCCAGAAGCGGTTTCTGCGATTACACCTTCAATCATAGCCATTTCTAAGTAATCATCAAAACGTAGTCTTGTTTCATGCTCAGATTTAATGTACCATAAGTATCCAGCTGCACCGTTTTCAGACGTTACTTCAACCCAACCAATTTGAGCCATGTCAGAACCTGATACATTGTATCTGTCTTTAATGATAACTGGTTTGTTTGATAAGTAGATGTCTTCTGATTCTAGAGATCCTTCCATTGGGCCTGCGCCTTTGTTGAATTCTGAACCATAAACGAAAGCTGTAGTAGCTGTCGCTGCTGCCATACCTTGAGATGCCTCGTAGTAAGCTACTTCAAAAGCGTCAACTGTACCAGCTACTGTATCAGCTCCTACTGCTGTTACGATTGCTTTGTTAGAGTTTGCTCCACCTTCTTCTGAAAGAAAAATAGTTTGACCTACTCTAAAGTTACACGCTGCACCACCTGCTGTGAGCCATGGAATAGCTGTTCCTGGTGATAATCCAGCTGCGTTAGTTGTTGTACACCCTTGAAATTTAGTGTGTAATCTTCCTTGCTCTGCCCATTTAATTAAATCTGAGTTAGTTGGAAGTTCAGCTCCTACCATACGTAAGAATGCTGATATTGTTCTATTACCATATCTTTCGAATTCTTTTTCGTAAGTATCAGGTAGATACTGACTAAGGAAATCAAAAGAAGTAATATAGTTGCTCGGTAAAGTTGCCTTTACTGAACTGGGAGTTAAAGCAACTCCACCGGCTAATAATGCTCCTGCCATTTTTTCTAATTTTTAGTTGTTATTTTTTATTACTTTTTATTCTTAAACCTGAAGAACTAGGTTGACTAACTGAAGTAACTTTAAAACCACCACTTGATATACTTTGGGTTGCATTTCTAATGCCTGACATATCCACGTTTTTACTTTCTTTAGTTATGTCGCCAACCGCATCCGCTTTGCCTTGCTCGTAAAAATACTTAGCAACTGCATCTGGATTCATAGCTAACGATAAAGACTTATGGTATGCACTAGCATCTTTAATATATCCTTTTTCATCTAAGTGTTTAGTTATAAAGTTGTTTAAGTTAGATTGAGACTCTTTCAGTTTAGATGTTTCCGTTGGCTTATACTTAAAAACCTTGTCGCTAACCTTAAATTCGAAACCTTCGAAATTTTTATTAAACAACTCATTGGTTTTTTTAGCAAAGTAATCCGACTTTTCCATCTGAGACTTCTGGGCCGTATCCTGCTCTTCTTTATATTTCTTGTAAGCACTAAAGTCCTCTAACTGATCGGCAGGTATAAAATCTGTTGACTCAACTTTTGTTTTATAGGTTTCCTTTAAACTGTTAAAGTAATCTTTTGCTTTCGCAAGCTCTTCTTTCTTAGCTATTTTTTGTTTTCTTATTGAAGACTCTTCATCATCCTCATCGTAAGCAAACTTTTCGCTAAGTTCAAAATCAATATCATCAGAATCTAAATGAGGTTTTTCATTTTTCCAGTACTCAAAAAGCAACTGGTCCTCATCCATAGAATCTACATCTCTATTTAATTTTACAAAATCTTCAAATCCCCTTCCAGTTTCCTTTTTATATGCCATGTATTTAGCGATATCTTCAGGTAGTGGTTCGGATTCTTTTCTTCGGTTAACAAGGTCATCTAAAGACGCAACCTCTTCACCGTATCTATTTCCAATAAATGAAAGAACTTCTTCTTCACTTAATTTAATAGGCTCAGGATCATTTAAGGGAGCTTCAACTTGTTCTTCAGTTGTACTTGTGGTTACTTCCACATTTCCCTCAGCTGATACTACAGCCTCTTCTTTTACACTTTCTTGAGGCTCTTCTGTTTTAGCTAACAGAGTAGACTCTATTTCTGCGGTGGACTTTTCTTCAACCCCACTCACTTCTCTTACTTTAATTTCCATTTGATTTTATTTTAGTTTTACAAAGTTACAAAAAGTTTTTATCTTGGCTCAAACTCAGCTAAATCAAAACCATCTAAACTATCCTCGTTAGATTCAAAGTTTATTGGAGGTAGTTTTTCTTGTCTTTGTTGTATTAATTTAGATTGCTCTGTGTTTTGTCTAGATATTCTATCTGACTTAGCACTTTCCCTAGCTGTCTCCCTTTCTCTTAGTTCATTTAACTCAACACCTTTAAGTTGCATCTGATACATAAACTCTTCTTTCATTAGGACTTTCTTAAGTTCGGCTTGCCTTTCCATCTTCTGTATCGCAAATTGACTTTCCGCTTGTTCTATTTGAAGTTTAGCTTGGGTTTCTGCTTGTACTTTTTGCATTGCTGACTGAGCCGCTGCTTGTTGAGATTGCATGTTTACTTGAGATTGTTGTTGCATTTTTTGATTTTCTCTAGCTACATCTTGCTCTTGCTTTTTCTTGCGTTTCAACTTAAGCATCTCATTGGCCATCTTTAGGTTTCTAACTTCCCTTATGTCTATAGCGTCTTCTAAACCTATTTGATCTCTTTGGAGTGCCATTTGAATGTTTTGCTCTAGCATTGCTTTTTGCTCCTCATCTGGGGCTACTTGTAAAAATATGCCAAAATCATGTAGGTATAAATCTTTAATTTTATCTAATATAGATACGTTGTATTTACCTATTTGATTAGCAAACTCTTCTTTAAAATCGGCATACTCTAAAACATCAGCTATCCTTGTTGATAATGCTTCAGCCAGCTTTTGAGTAATTTGAATATTTGCGTCTAATATATGTCTGGTGGCTACATTGGAATTTAAAGCTGCTAGTTTCTGAACACCAACTAAAGCGTCTGGGTTGGGTGTAGATCCATCTCTAGCTTCATTTAGCCCAGTGACATCTCTAATCATATTTAAGTAGTGATTGTAAGTGTTTATTAAACTTGACATTTTACCTTGCCCACTATTAGTTCCTAACTCTTTAATAGGAATTTTTCCTTGATTGTATTCACCTTCTTGGGTATAACTTCTACCTATTACACTACCAGTTTGAAAGTATAGCTTTAAAGCATCTTCAGGATTGTAAGCTGCTCCAGTTCCTAAATCTACCTCATTCAATCCATCTGCATCAATAAAAACACCATCAGGAACTACTCTCGACATTACTTGCTGTAACTTTAGGTGGGTGATTTGAATAAGGTCAGCAAATGGAATCATTCTCCTAACTAAAGACTCTACCACACCTTTATACATTCTAGGAGCTGCTCCTATATATGATGGTAATGCGTATTGTGAAGAAGACTTAGGTCTAACCATGTTTTTTGCTAATTCCCATTTTAAGACTTTAGGAGTTCCCATAACCATAATTCCTTCATACCAAACGTCTATTCTTTTTTCTAACTTCTCAAATCTTTCTTCTTCTTCAGGTGGATTAAACGTGTCGTCTTTTTTAATTACTTTTTCACCTCCATTGTCCATTATTTTTTTCTTATAAACCATCTTTTTAGTGGTCTTATAATTGTAATACAACAGGGTTACTACATCTTTTTGAAATAAACTATCTTGATAAGGTCTTATTATTCCATAATAATTATACCATAAAGAAGACATTTGAGCTATCTCCTCCATTTCCTCTAAAGAAATATCTGGGTTTATTTTTACTAGTTCGGTTATAGGTATTTGCTTAACTTCACCAAAATAAAAGCAGTCGTCAAAGGTTGGGCTTTCTGTATAGCTGTAAACCAAAGCTGCTGGATCTACGTATTCTATACTTACTCCAGAGCCTAATTTAAACTCGTGTTTACAAAATGCAGTTCCAAGAACCATCATATCGTAATTAAGTTGTTTTTGTATTCTAGATTTATAATGGTTTTGCTCCATCAAAGTATCTAAAGCTTCTTCTTCAGCTATTTCTATAGCTGGTTTGTAATTCATTTGCATATATAACGACAACTCTTCATCTGAATCTGGTAATTCGTCAGCTGGTACATTATACATGTCTAGGTTATATGTTTCTTTAGTATACTCCAATAGAGGCTTGGAAAGCATATCGGCTTGAATTACCTCTTGAAAAGCATGTTTTTTCTCAGCTGACAAAGCGTCTTGAGCTACGGCTTTAACATCGAAAATTCTATCTGCCATTCCGTTAACTACAATGTCTACGAATTTGGGAATGATAGGAACAGGAGTCCAGTCTAAATTTAAGTATGACAAATCTCCATCTACGGATATTTCATTTTTATATTTACCTATAGGTTGCTCTCCTCTTGCGTATAATCTTAATCTGTGGAACTGAACCCATTGGTCATAAAACCTACAGCTGTTTCCGTCTCTACGAAACCACTCGTACTGAATAGCCTCACCTATTCTTCTTCCATACTCAATTGTTTCTTTTTCAGAGTCAGACGCTTCTTGGTTCGGGAAAGTTGTAGGGTTTATTAAAATAATCGGTTCTTTCATTTTTACTTTATAATTGTGCTTAATGTTCCTTCATTATTATATCTTGCAAAGTTAAGGCTTATTTTTGATTCTTTTACTTGAGGTTGATATAAGTGTTTTTGATTAGCCATAACCGCTAACCCTGAGCTGATTGTGGCATCAAACTTAGTCCTATTGTTTATATTAAATTTAGCCCAATCTTCCAGTGTTCTAGTGAAGTACATAGACCCCATTTCATCACTATCTCTATGTGTTCCTTCGGTGTCTAATCCTACGTATTTTTCTATATATGACTCTATAGCTGATGCGTGAGCTTGTTTAACCGCCTCAGATGAGTTGGGTATTCCTCCTAGTTCTTTTTCTGTTTTAGATAGGTTTATTTTCTTTTTATCTGGCCTATTTAAGCAGTACCCTCTATATCCTCTATTTTTAAAATGATATAATAATCTAGGCTTGTTATTCTCACATAGTATAGGCATTCCGTAAAATACACAAGCCATTAGTACTTCTTCAAAAAATATTTCAGCTGTTTGTGGTCTAGCTACGTATTCTAAAAAAAACTCATTACTTGGAGCTTCATCCATGTTAAATTTAGTTAAGCCATGTAGAGCTCCGTTTGACCCCACGCCACCTACTGTTCCTGATATATCATAACTATCACACCCGAAGGATCCTAAATGTTCATTCCCTGGATGGAATTTACCGTTTCTTTCTAGCTTTCTGTTTTGAAGATGTTTATTAGGTGTCCAGCAAACTCTAAACCTTCCCTTTTTGTCTGGATACCAAACTACCTGAGTGTCTTTGACTCCATCTTTCCAAACAAAACTACCTCTGGTTATGTAATTACTTTTACTTAAGGAATCATTGTAGTCTATTTGCTGGTATATTTTAGTTAAATTAAATAAAGATTGCTTACTCTCGTCTCTAAAGGCGTGTGATTCTGTCCTTGGAAATTGTCTATAAAATTCGTTTAACGCATCTGCATCTCCTCTTAGTGACTCTACCTCATTAGTCCAGTAGTCAATAACACCTAAGTCTATCATCTCCCCGTCAATACCTTCAATAGGTTTTTCTGGAGTGTCTAGGACGGATTCCCCATACATGTCTATATACCCTTCAAAATTATGCTCCATAGGGATAAATAAAGAGTATAGGCCGGATTTAGTTTGTCCATTAGCATTCCTCTTGCCTACGTCTGAGTCGTTATATAGTTTTTTGAAGTTATTACCTCCTTTATCTAAAGCGTTTGAAGTACTCCCCATCATACATTTTCCAACCACCTTACTACCTAATCTTAGACATGTCTTCGTGACTCTCCAGTTGTTTAATATATTTTCTGGTTTCTCCCATTTACCGCTTTCATCATGTATTAATAGTAGTAGCTTTTCTCCGTCATATGAGTTGTCTGAAGTGTTTTTCCAATCTATAACCGTATCTAGACCATCCATTGATATCTCATCGGTTTTGTCCATGTTGTTTTTGGTTATCTTGCTGGCTGGAACTCTATACCCTAGTTCTGTTTTTGGCTTATCCATACCATCTTGAATGGGTTTAAAAAAGAAAGGGTAATTGTTTGATATGGGAACAACTTTATCCGTAAACATTTTCTTAGCATCAGAACCTGTTTTAGATAATATACCGACTCTAGCATCTCTTGTTATTGTGGCTTGATTAACTCCCTCGCAAGAGCTCATAAATGAGAAACCAGAACGTCTATTTTTTAAATAGCACATGCCAAAACTTCTTTTATCTGCCTTACAAGCCTCCCAGAATATATAAAAAATCCTATTAGACTCCCTAAAATCTGGCTTACCCACATCTATTTTTGTCCAGTTTAAGTACATGTAATGAGTGCCAGTAATGTAAGTGGGCTTGTCGTTGTTTGTAAACCAGTGACCTTGCTCTCTATTGTCAAACTCATCGCTTATGTATTCTACCCACTGAGACTTAAAATTATTATCTCTCTTTTGCCAATCAAAAATTGACTTTATATTCTTAAGTTCTTTAGGTATATCCTTAGAGGACCATTTATTAAATTTAGTGTTTATTTTTTTAGGCTTACTAGGCAGGGCTACCTTAAGGTTTTGTATGTCGTATATCTCACCTATGGTTCCATCCTTAGATATTACAACTATATCGTATTTTTCATTATAGCCATAAGCCCAAGACTTAGCCTTATTCTTTGTGGTAATAACGCTTTTAGATATAGTATCTTCTAAGACACTATGTAATTTATTTTGACCGTTTCTCTGCAAATCCTTGGTAAGTTTGTTTTTCTATAACCTTATCCTCCAACATTGCTTGTTCCTCTTGTATTCTTCTTAGTATTTCAAAAGCGTCAAATATTGCTAGTTTTTTAGTGGCTGCAGCGTTCTTTAATCTATCAGCTGCTAAATCATCTTCCGATTCATACTTTATGATGTCTTCTTTAGCTACCTTAATCAGTTCTCTTACCGCTATCTCACCGGCTTTTATTATTTCTTCTTTTAATTTTTTTACTATATCAATACGCATATGTCTTTTGTTTTCATTCGATACAATACTTCTCCGTCTATTTCAAATTCATATTCTGATTCTGGCGTGAAAACTACAGTGTCCCCTTCAAACACGTCTAAACTATTTAGCCCTTCGTTGCCGTACACTACTATTCCTTGTAGTTCTTCGTGCTTATCTAGAGACATTAGTATGTCTTTTTTCTTTTCTATCGGTTTTATAAAACAATAGTCTCCAACGGACTCCCATTTTTCTTTATGCTTAAATAGGTAAACTTGTTCTAAGTCAACAATATACGTATTATCCTTAAAGTGGCAAGGTCCAGATTGCTCATTACCTTTCATGTCGTAGAATTTTCTAAATATATTGTGATGAAGAACCACAATGTCTCCTTTTTTTATAGAAGGAAAGAAGTTTACAACGGGAGTTTCTTGTATTACACCAAACCTATTTGTTGTAGTATGGTCTTCTTGAGAAGTACTTTTGATTAAAGTTTTGTCTCCATACTTACTTATGTTGTCGTACCTGGTGTTATTTAAAGGGGTTATTAAAAACGAGTAGGGTGATTTCATGTTAGTAACTTACGTTATATTCTATAGATGAAGGCATAGAAACATTAAAACTTTTCCATAGAAATATTTCATCATTGTCATTCTCAACATAGACTCTTATTTCCCCGTTAGCTTCTCTTCTTATGACATGTACTGTATATGTTCTTAAAACCTTTTGCCCTACTACATAGTTCATAGAGGATTTATAGTCCGATCCAATCGAGACTTTCCTAATATATTCCATTTTATTTTATTTAATACTAAGACATTACCATAGCAATCGCAGCAGGATCGCTAATAGGTGCCCCAGTTGTTCCAATTATATATAAAGCGCCAACAGGTAAACCTCCTGCTAAAGCCGCTCCATTATTTGGGAATTGCAGTAAAGCTGTATTATTTCTATATCCGTTAGCTAATGCTTCACTAAACTGAACGTAAGGGGCTACAGGGCCTCCTACAGTACTAGCATTAGCTCCAATAGCTACTTGTGACGTTGCGGATGCTGAATTACTATTAGCACCTATAGCTGTACCTTCTGGACCAGCTTGTGATCCATAACCCAATGCGACTGAATCATCTTGAGCTAAAGAGTTTTGACCTATTGCAGTTCCTTGAGGAGCCCCTGTTTGAGCTAAAACTCCTATAGCAATACTACTAGGATGATTCCCTTGGGCTGAATCTCCAATAACCACACTTGAATTTCCCGAAGCTCCACTTGCTCCACCGATACAAACTGTACTGTTTCCACTAGCTGCAACAGCTGCGTTAAACCCTATTGCGATACTCACATCACCTGCTGAATTAGCTCCTTTTCCTATTACAATATTTCCACCTACACCTGCTGGGGTACTAGATCCATCTATAGAAGATGCATTTGCTCCTATTACAATGGCTCCCCTACCTTTAGCAGCGGCTGTTTGAGTTGATTGAGCATTGTAACCAAGAAGAACAGAGTCTGTTTCAATAGCACTTGGTCCATTACCTGCTGTACCTCCTCCGATTACCACACTACTGGTTTGAGTATTAGCTTGAGGTCCGATAGCTACACCGTCTGTCAATGTAGCACTCTGAGATAAGTTTCCTACTACGATATTAGCAAGACCTGTGGTTATTCCTGCACCAGCATTAGCCCCAACTAAGGTATTGAAATCAGAACCAAGTAGGTTACTTCCGGCTGAATATCCTACAGCTGTGTTTCCTTCTCCTGTTGTTGCAAATAGAGACCTGTATCCAAATGCTGAGTTTTCTGGTCCTGCCGCAGATAATAAAGCTGATGACCCCATTGCTGTATTCCCACTATTCGTGGTTCCTCCGCTACCTGCATTAGCTCCTACATAAGTATTGTCAGTACCTGTGCTATTATTAAAACCGGCTGATACTCCTACAGCAGTATTTAAGTTACCACCTGTTTGAATGCTTTGTAATGACGAGGCTCCAATAGCTACACAGTTTTGTGGTGCTTGCGTAGCTCCACTTCCTTGTAAAGCTTGTTTACCTATCCCTGTATTATCTGAAGCGTTTATATATCTCCCTGAGTTATGTCCTAAATAACTAGAACCTGATGTGTTAGTTACGCCACTACCTGCATTTAACCCTATTGTTGTATTGTTTATTCCAGAAGTTATATTTCCTAAAGCGGTAATACCTATAGCTGTATTTGAAGACCCTGTAAAAGTAGCTCCATTTCCGTTCATTGATTCATTACCGATAGCTAAATTAAAATTAGCATCTAGAGCCATATCAAAATATCCAAAACCTCTAAACAAGCTAGAAGTTAACCCACTTGGGTCAACTGGATATCCACCCAGCTGTATGTCATATACCTTTGCCGCAGGTGTTACACTGTCGTCTATTGTTATTTTATTTGTATCTACTGCTTTTCCTATATTTGGAGCGGTGTTTGATCCAATAAAAATGCTTTTCCCTGGTAAGTTTGGTATGTCATTTGACCTTTGAGTAGACGATACATGCATAGAACCACCAGCTCCTATCTTGGTAATTACACCTACGTTTTGAACTAAGTCGGTTGATGCACTTGGTCTATCGTAAGTTAATCCTAATTGAGCTGTTACACCGTTATATGCTATTCCGTATACAACACTACCTACTCCACCTGTACCAGCAATAAGAGTCTCATTCAATTCCAACTCCCCATTAACAACAACTTGAGTATCACTACCTATGGCGCTTGCTGTTTTTATTAAACCAATAGCAGGCATTTCACCTGCAACTGCATTGTTTATTAAGTCCACAGTTATATAACTATTAGGCCCTGATGGTGTTCCAGCAACATAAACAGGTAGCCCCACTGGGAAAGTGGCTGGCCCTGTGCTTGCTGCTTTAATGTGTACATCTTCAACAATGTTTTTTGAACCTAACGTCCCTGGTGAAACCCACTCAGGAGTTCCAGCTGATCCATTACTTATTATAATATCTCCAATATTCCCATATCCCACTCCTCCAGTGTTTCCAAATTGTATTGGGCCTTGAAACACCCTTAAAGCTGCAGCGCCTGTAAAGTTACCTACAACTTGTGCGGCTGAATTAGTTCCATTTGTTGAAAACTTAGCATAACTAGCTGTACTATTTCCTATTACTGTGTTGTCTATGTTACCTCCGTTTATATCTACTGTGGCTAATGTAGAAAGTCCAACAACGTCTAAGCTGGCGCTAATGTCGGCATTCCCTGTGAGTGTAATGTTACCAGTTCTTGTAATGTCTCCTACACCTATTAGGTTACCTGTTAAGTCAATATTACCTGTTAAAATAATGTTTTGAGTAGCAGTATTTCCTGCGTCCAACACTTCTTGAAGGGTTACTTGTCCTTGAGATATTACATCTGCTAAAGCTTGAACTGTAAAAGTTTTTGTTTGCAAGCTAGGACCAGTCCCGACCGCATCAGTTCCTATTAAATAATCGGTTAAGTTTACTGGTGATTGATTGGGATATGCGGTAGTGTTAGATATTTTAGCCATTTTCTTTTTCTTTTATTTCACCAGTTTCTATGTTTATAACACAGTCTTTGCCATATTTTTCCATTAAACTAGCTTCTAGAGTTGTAAAATCTGACCTAAGTTTATTTACTTCGGTAATTATCAATGATTTTTTAACTTCTAAGTCTCCTAGTTGAGTTTTGTACGTTTGAAAAAGTTGATTTAACTCTCGAAGTTGTTTTAATTCTTCTGTTGTTACTTTGTCCGCTTCTTCTTTAATTAGTTGTTCTTTTACTGCTTCCATTTTAATTGATTTTATTTAATTGATTGTTACTATTGCAAAGATAGTTATTTTTTATCTTTCATTGAGCTTCCATAGAAATATCCAAAAATACTGACAATTATTCCTTCCGATATTCCAATTAAGTGAATCCAAATGTGTTTATTGACTTCAGGCACTTCTATATAAATAATAGCGTACACTAAAAAAACAAAGACTCCTAAACCTATAAACCCAGTTAGGTTAAACATGAAATCAAACTTTCTTATTTTAGCTAAAGCTACTTCTCTTTGGCGAGCTGAATCTCTATCTTCTACTTCTGCTTTATAAGCTTCTACTAATTGATTATGAATTAATTCCCTTGTTTCTGGATCAATGTCATCATCTAAGTCGATGAGATTTTTAACAATTCCATACACTCCTTGAGAAGGCAATACATCTCCAACTACATCTAAAATTTGAGGAGCTTTCTCTTTTAGAAACATCCCTACTTTGGTGTTTTTAAATTTTTTTCTATTTTTATTTTTATCACTCATCTAGTAATGTATATGTAAAACTATTTCCCCAGTATTTTTTTGCTTTTTTACATAGGTTTATGAATATGTCAAATTCATCTGAGTTTTGAAATACCTGACATCCAGCTGAATATCCATCTACCGTTTCTCTCTCTCCTTCACTCGCCTTGTGTATGTTAATTCCAAAGTAGCCTGAAATTATTGAATCAGAAATCATATCATAATCCTTGTCTTCGTTTTCGTCTCTGTAGACTTCTACTTCTCCACCCCTCTGTGTTAATGCGGTATATGTGTGGTGTGTTCCCAGCTTCCATACTCCTTTATATTGATTAGGAACTAGTATAGCGCAACCCTTAGGGTTCATAGGTTTCTCTAGATATTTTAGTCCTGGTAATGTAGTGGCTTGAAACTCTAAGTAATTCCAGCGTCCTTCATACTTCCAAAATATGCATATATAATCATTAAAAAGATTAGTAGTGGGCTTACTGCTTCTTACTCCTACAATATTTAAGTTGAATGGTTTAGAGTCAGACTCAAACACTGAGTATCCATTCTTAATCATTAAATCTTTAATGTAGGATATTTTACTCATTAGTTCTTTTCCTGCTTGCGTTTTTCTTAGCGCTTAGAAGTATTCTCTCTGCCATTCTGGCTAACTTTTCTCTTAAAGCTGTGTTTTCGGTAATTAAACTATCTATTTTTAACTCTAAAGCGCCAATCTTATCTTTTAGCTCTTCTATAACCGTTAATGATAAGTTGTCAATCCTTTCTTCTTTAGCAGCTTTAATGTCTAATTTTTTCTTTATGATGTCCCATACTGATTTGAATCCTAGGGCCCCTACAAGACTAGTGATAACCATTAGGAGAGAGTGATCTTCCATTTGTATATTTGTGTTAGTTTTCATTCATTTATTTCAGGCTCACACCAAGCTGGACTTTTCATTAGGTCCTTAACATCAGAGTGGTTTAAAATTGAATTAGGGACTACTTGTCCATTATTAATAAATGTAGGTTCTACTCTATAAGATATAACAAATTCCATATTATCAACCGATTGCCTAACTGTAGTGTTAGTAGTTTGAGCTACTTGTGAAAAATCAATTAAGTTTAGATCCTCTATGTTGCATATTGCGTATGTTTTTTCCATTTTAATAACTTTCCACCCCACTGATTAACATGTCTACATATCCACCAGTTCCTAGGTTGGTTGTGTCTAAGATTACTCCCCAGTCTCCATCGAAAGCGCTACCTCCGCTATCGGCTCCTAATCCTATGTTAGCTGCGGTAGATCCTTTTCCAGTAATAAAGTTTGCTCGTGTTCCACTAGTTCCTACGCCAAATTGTTGGCTACAAATGCTACCTATTTGAACTGCTACAAAATCATTTGAGTTTAAAGCGTCATTCCATGTTGTTCCTAAATACTTTTGAGTTCCACTACTTGATGTGCTTCCTTCTTCTACGTGAAAATCTAGAGATGACCCTACTAGATAAACCCATCTATATTTAAAGATTAACCCACTATCTGAGTATAGTTGTATCATGTTTGCGTCCATAAATGTACCTAAATCTCCACTAACTTGTGTAGGGTTCTGGCAATAAGCCATTGGTTGTTCAAAGGTGGTGTTGAATACAGTTTGTCCTTCGCTTAGAGATAAGTCTTGAATAAAGCCCGAACCATAAGTTGTGCCATTCATTATAGCCCATATTTTCTCTCTATTTAATTTACCGTATGTGTAGAAACCTTGAAATGCCATATTAATTACCTTCTATTGTTTGTAATGCTATTGTTCTTACTCCACTACCTGCGCTTTCTAAAGTTTGACCCATAGTGTATGCAGCTCCTGCACCTGTGTATGCTACAAAACCTCCAGAAGTAGATAGTTCTAAAGCTTGACCTCTAGTGACAGCACCGTTTAGTTTAGCATCCACCTTGCCCATAAACGCCACTACTATTGGGTCGTCCGTAGAGGACCCTCCTCTTAAGCATATTCCCCAAAAATAATCAGCATCTGAAGATGTAGATAGTCTACATTGAATGTTTCCGGTGCCTGGTGTTATAGACACTCCGTCTCCTGGGACCATAGTTACAGACGCAGCTAAAGGTAGTACTACAGATATATCATTAGTCCACACCGAGCCATTGTATATTTCCATTATGTCCCAATCCTTATTGTACACAGTATCTCCTTCTTGCATTCCTGTTAAGTTGTTTATCTCGGTAAGTTCTAATACTCCGTATGTATATGGTAATGCTTGATAACTCATTATGCGTATATTTGATTAGCTGTTCCGTAAAATGCTACTAAATGACCTTGAGCTGTTGTTGGCGTGGCAGTTGTACTTGTTATTATAGGGAAAACTACATTAATATATTTACCTACGAAACCATCTCCAGATATAGTGGAAACATCATACAGTACGCCTGGTGGAGAATTATCTAACCTCATTGGCCTGCTATTTACTATTGTGCCATCGGTTTTGCAAGGCCAAGAACCTTGAGTACCTAATGTACATAGTGTTCCATCTGCTCCGCCTTGTAATACTACTCCAAAACAATGATCTAGAGCAGTGGATGAGGTTGTTATTTCACAAGATGGTCTAGTGCTTCCTGAGGCTGTAGATGAAACTATAACGTAATCACCAGGCTCTAGGTCACTTCCATTTTTATTAACAGCTCCTATTATACCATTTCCCCACCACCTACCATTTAAGTAGGTAAGCATTCTGTGGTTGGTAGAGCATATTACTGTATCTAAATCATTAACGTAAGATTGATCCCAATATTCCGCAGCTCCTACGGTTTGACTGTTTAGTGCAAATATTTGATTATAGGTTTTTAATCCCCACGCTGTTCCTCCGGTATTTCCAAAAGTATAACTCATATATTATTTTATAAACCAGTTACCTCCGTCTGCTATAAATTCATAATACGTTTGTAAAGCTGGTATTGCTAAAGGTGTTGAACTTCTATCTACTCCATCTATAGTGACCCCAACCGCATCAGTATATACTAACAAAGTGTCTGTAGGGGCTGATTGAGTACTGTATTTAACTCCAACCATATCTCCATCTGATGCGCCAGCTGGTAAATTAATTCTTAAAGTAGTAGTTACAGTTGCAATTATAAAATCTCCAGCCGCTGCGGTGTATGGTGTGAACGCCTGGATTCTAGGGGTCCAGTATGAACCTCCTCCACCAGCTGCCGGTTGCCATGAAGGTAATACACCTGGCCCATTAGCGGTTAATACTTGTGTTGCTACACCTGCGGGCAATTCCCCTAATGAAGACGCACTATCAGCCGCTAGAAGAGAGCCTATGCTGTAAGAGCTTCTTCCTGTTCCTCCAGAACCAGCTACTAGTGTTCCTCCTACAGAAATAGCTCCAGATGTAGGCACTGTTGGCGTTAAACCGGTAGTACCCATGTCAAATGTCGATACTGCTGGTATACCTGAGATTAAATCAGCTGGTGATATTTTCACATTACTACCTGGACTACCGCTTATATAACCCACTAATCCAGTGATGCTGGATAAGGTTGTTTCTGTGTTAAAAGCTGAAAATTTAGTTGCCATTATATTTTTTTTACAAAGTTAAGTATTTTTAAGGTATGGTTGTCGGAGCTAAGTCTCCTTCTTCCATATTTATTGAAAATGCATTACCAGAGGATTCGGACGCTGCGTTTATTCCTGTTGAAGTAACTGTTAGTGCTGTAGATTGATCTTTATTAATCGCATCATAATAATTAGTGTTACTTCCTACCATATCTGCTAATATAGACGCTGAAGCTCCAGCTTCAAGTACTACATCGTCACCACCTTCGGTAGTTACCTGATCACTAGCTTGAGTAACTATATTTCCTAAATTGGAAGAAATAGCACTCTCTAGTTTCCAGTTGTTGCTGTATGTTGAGTCTGGATAATCATTTCCATCTCCAAATCTCCACCAAGCGGTACAGCCATTAGCTATAGTTGATGGGGTTTTTGTCCTGTTAAACAATTCTAGAGTTGAAGCGCTATCCATAACTTCGTTGTATATGGCAATTTCATCTATAATTCCAACATACTGCTCTGGTGCTCCAGACTCTCTAGTTTGCCCAATCAGAACTGGAAATGGGCCATTGTCTCTGTCCATTGCTGCTGTAGGGGCGGTAACAGCTGTAGGGGATAGTGACCCACCATAAACTCCTGTTTGAATTTGTAGAAACATATCCGAAAGTGTAGGCCCTATTTTATATGAAACCCTAAAGAAGTTCCATTCGTTAAAAACTACGGCTTGAGTTACTGAATTGGTTAATGTTCCGTTGTAGTATACTCTAAATATTATTTGAGTGTTGTTGATTTGATATATTTCCCACCCTCCAGCTTGAGTTGAGCCAGCGCCTCTTACATCATTAGCGTTTATTATGTTTTTAATAAGTAGTCCTGGTGTTGGTTTTATCCATCCGGTTACTGTAAAGTCATTAAAATATATCCCTATATTGTCTTCATTTCCAGCACCGTTTCCTAGTTTATATACGGTTCCGCCAGGTGTTCCTAAAGGGGGTGCGGTAAATCCTAAAGCATAGTTGCTTTCTAAGTTTACATCACTATGTTCTGGCCAAGCATACCAGTTTTCTTTCCATATTGGATTATCTCTTGTGCTCCAATATCCTTGAATTGCAGAACTTAATGTATAATTTCCCTTATCTGTAGTAGGGTCTATTGGGGTTCCTAAATTATAGAATTCTAAAGCCATTGCATCGGTGAAAGCTCCCTCCCATGTTACTATTTCTGCCATTTCCCCAGCATAGTATACGCTTCCTGTTATATTTACACCTATACCTCCAGCCCTAGGAACTTTAGTTGCTCCATAAGCAGTATCTCTATATGTTATATTTCCTGATCCGGTACCGGGGTTAAAAACTGTTCCCCAAGCGTTAGTTGTAAAGTCTACAATAGATGGTAATCCATTAATCCAGCATAACGCAGTAGGGGTGTCTAAACTTCCGTTAAATGTAACTATTATTTGGTTCCATTGGTTGTCTGTTAATTGCCCTTCTGATAATCCAGTTTTTCTACCCGAAGCTGTTGATGAAGCTGAATTACCCATTGTAACCTCAACTCTTCCTGTAGAGTGTGTGGAAATTCTCATCCCTGCAGACACATCACCGTTAGGTCCTATACAATTGTTACCCCATAGTGGTTGGGTAGCAAAGCTTGAGGATTTAACCCACATAGAAACAGTATAATTATTAGAGGAAACTGCTGTCTGATTTGGTATTAAGTTTTTTGTAGATGTGCTAGAAGTTTGAAAAGCTATATACTCATCTACTCCGTCAAATACGAACGCCTTATCAACAATAAAGCTACTTCCAGCTGCTCCGCCTGGCCTCTGGTTAAATACAAAGGATGCTCCTATGCCGACTCCACTAGACATTTACCAGTTAGCTATTAACTTGGTTGCGGTTGTTCCAGTTGAAAATACTTTGTATACTTGAATTGGTACAAAAGTTCCTGCTGGTATAGCTTCGTATGTTACTACACTTCCTCCTACTGTTTCAACCTTTAGATTACCTGGTGTTGCTGGTCCTCCTACGTATATTATACAACCTTCAGATCTGTTAAATTCTGGGTTTAAATATAAAGTAAATGAGTTTCCTGCAGACATAATATTAGCTGAAAGCGAAAGTAATGTGTTGCTGTCTACTGCTGTAACTGTTGCGATAGTTTGTGTTGAGTCATTTACCACTATAGCTCCTGCTTTTAATTGGGCTACATTAAATAAATCTGTAGCTACTTGAAGTTTGCTAGCTACTGTTGCACTTGCTGCACCGGTTATAGTTCCTGAACTAGGTACTGGAATGGGAATAGTGTCGCTAGGTATAACCTCCGCTGCTAATCCTGGTTGTAATTTCTGGTATGCCATAATGTTTTATTTGTTTTTGTAAGGGAAGATGTCATTCAAGGTTCTTCTACGCCTATCGCACCCACAGTCTTTGTTTTCAAACATTTTAGAAATACCTGTCACATCAGTAAATTGCTTTATTGTGTCACCAAATCCTTCTGCTTGTTTTTTTTTCATGAGTTTAATTCGTTATCATTGCAAAGATAAGAATAAAATACAATTTAAAGTGGCTCACGAATTTTTAAAACATTGGAGAGTTGTTAGATACCTCATAAAAAAGCAATACGACCTAAGTCAGCAAGATTTAGAGATGCTTTTATTCCTATATAGTGAAGGAAGGTTTACTAAGGATGATTTTTCTTTTTATGAAGGTATAATGTCTTGGGACTCTCAAAGATTTGCTAGATTAAAGAACGATGGATGGATAAATCAATGGAGAAAAAACTACGGAAACAAAAGAGCCATCTATTGCTTATCCCATAGGGGTAAAACAGTGATGGCTCGTGTGTATCGTTTATTATTGGGAGAGGAAAAGTTTCCTGAAAGCGCCAGAAATCCTCTTCATGATAAAACTACCGGCTTTGAAGCTAGATATTTACAAACAATGAAGAAAATTAACAGAAACTAGTCTTGTTTAAAGGCTAATAACGCTTCTCTTAGTCCTAATCCAAAGAAAACACCGCTATATAATGGGTGAGCCTCTAATAAAAGGATTGCTCCAGCTGCACCAGCAGTAACTGCTTTAGATAACGGGTGATTTACTATCTCTTTTACTGTTTTCATGGTTTTTTAGTTTTAGAAGTTAGTGTTTTTCGAAATATTCCCTTCATATCCAAGCCTCTTAGGTAATCAGTTTTACCTGGTTCGGTTGAAGTGTTCTCCAACTTTCTCCATCCTGAATGTTTCTTGGGAAAAGCCATTATTTCTTAACCATTGATGAGATATGTTTTCCTACACTCTCATACTTCATTCCATGGTCTCCGCCATAAGCGTGTCCGTACATTTTTTTAGACATAGCTTTAGACTCATCTCTACGAGATTTCATAGATTGAGATTTCTTACCATGTTTTGCTCCTAAAGACTCATCTAGTCTTGAATTATAACCTTGTTTTTTCATGATTTTGTTATTTTTTTGATTTACACGCAAAGTTTTTTGCGAAGTTTGCTTTTTTTACAATTTTTTCTGAGTATTTTTTTGGATTACCCATAACCATCTTGGCAGCTTCACAAGGAGTCTTACCTTTTCCTTTAGCCCACTTAGAAAAGGATCCCTTTTCACTGGGTTTAATTTTAATATCTAACTCTTTCTTCTTTGCCATATGCAAATATACTAATATTTTCCTCTTCTTGAGGAAGGGGAGCTCTTCTTGGACCCACCCTTGCCAGCCCAAAGGTTCTTACACGCCCAATACCTAGCTGTCAACTTAGACTTAGCGGAAGAACACTTATGGCGAGCTTTAAAACTTTTTCTAGCTGCTGCTGAGTAATTGTGACCATATCCTTTAGCTCCGAAGTGTATTACTTTCTCTTTACCCCCTTCACATCCTTTGACCATTTTTTTCTTTCCTGGCCTTGAGGATGATCTAGGCTTATTACAAGCCATTTTTGATTTGTCTACCCTAGTCATTAGTTAGTACTTCTTTTTATCTTCTTTCCATTTTGTTAGCCCATCTTTTTTGCCTAACCTTAGCTAAGGGACCGTCTGCGTTAAATATATCTTCACTCTTCGCTTCTTCTTTTCCATCTTTTTCTTCAGATTTAGCTCTTTCTTTATGAAAAGTTTCCCACTCCTTAACTTTAGACTGATCGTACCTTTCTGTGTTTTCTTTAGACTTTTTCCTGTTGCTTTTATGCATTTTAGTATGTGCCATATTATGTTCCTCCTGTGTTACCTTTATTTTTTCTGCCCTTACCTTTTTTTCCACGAGCTCTCCTATCACCAGCTGTAGCAGACTTGCTGGCTCTATTCTTACTAGCTCTTTCTAGAACTATTCTTCCGTTTCTATGGGATACATCTCTACCGTCATAGTTTCCGTAAGTTCCAAACTCTCGATTCTTTTTATTATCGAAAACTCTTCTCTTAACTTGAGACGGTTTTTTATTGTACTCTTTTTGGTACTCGTTTCTTTTTTCACGAGCCTTTTTGTTCTTACGGTAATATCTAGCAGTTCTACTTAGTTTAGACATGCTACAAAGATAAGCATAATTACAGAACTACAACGACATCCTTTTCCTCGACAACAGTGTATAGATTTCCTTTCAATCTAATCTCGTGAGTTGTTAGTGTATTGTAGTATATTTCGTCATCTTTTTTAAGGTATTCAATTAATTTACCCGATGATATTATTTTTCCTTTACGATACCTCATTCCGATAGTATCTTCAGACGTTAGTAAGAGTCCCCCTTGGCTTTTGTGAGACTCTTTAACTTCATCAACGATAATGTATCTTCCTAATGCTTTCATTTAAATTTAACTTTATTTTCTGGAAAATTAGCTGCATCTTGTAACTCATTGTGCGTTTCAACTAGTTTTTGGAATTCATCTGCATTATTAAAGCACCAATCCCAAACAACTCCCTTCATTGTTGTCCTATCTACTCTTATGTGTTTTACCATATCTAAGAATAAATCAGCCATTTTCATCAACCCTTCCATTGTTGATGATTTAAACTGAGCCTCATAACCTGCCATTTCCATAATGTTTTTAAATGTTCCTACATACATATCATCATAACCGGGATAGTAATACACATCAAACGAATAACGAATATCTCCGTAATATTTTTCTCCTAAATCTTTTAGTGTTTTCATTTTATTTGTTTTTAAATTTAACTGGATACTTAGATAAGTACGGAATCACATCTTTTAGTTTTGCAAACTTTATGTAATCCCCTTTCTCATCTAATACTTTTATCATTTTAATCACAATGTCTTGGCCGTCATAATCATATCTTACTATTTCAAGACTATGTGGTTTTTTCATTTTAAATCTCTTACGTTGGTTATAATTGCATTGGTGCTAAGTATGGTCGATGCTATAGAGATAGCGTTTGTAACGGCACTCTTAGTTACTTTTGAGGGGTCTATGATTCCTAGTTTAATCATGTTTCCGTATTTATCATTCTTCACATCATAGCCAACCCCAGGATCGAGACAATTTTCAATTTGATTCTTATCTAGTCCGGCATTACTCAGTATTTGATAGAACGGTGACTTAAGTGCGTCCTCTAAAATTTTCATCGCTACTCTTTGGTTTTGGCCATCACCGAGCTTTGCGAGGTCGTCCGCAATTTCTTTTAAAGCCACGCCGCCTCCAGGTAGGATTCCATCTTCGAGAGCTGCTCTTGTAGCGCAAACTGCATCGTCTACTCTGTCTCTTTTTTCCTTTTGCTCAATATCTGAGTTCGCCCCGACATGGATAACTCCAATTTTGCCAGAAATCAACGCTATACGCTCCTTTATAAAATCTGCGTCCTTAGATGTTTCGTGTAAATCCCATAACGACTTAACGTGAGATTCTATTTCGACATCTATGTAAGGGTCTTCATGTCTAACAATAATTGTGTTGGCTGCGTCTACGATAACCTTTCGGGCGGAACCTAGGTCTTCTTGACGTACTAGCTGAAAATTATCACCAGTATCCTCACTGAAGTAAGTAGCTCCGGTGGCTGTAGCTAGGTCTTGCATTAATTCATCTTTCTTCCATCCGAACTGTGGTGGTTGTACTACACAAATCTTTAATCCGTTTCTGACTTTGTTTAAATTTAAAGTATTCATGACTTTAGCATCCACATCTCCTATGATAAGTATAGACTTTCCGTTCTGCATTACATCGGCTAGTACAGCTTCAATAGAGCCTATGCTTTCTACAGTTGAGTTTAGTATTAAAATGTAAGGGTTGTCTAAAACGCACTCTTCAGATTTATTGTCTGTTATAAAGTACCTGGACATGTATCCTCTTTGTAGTCTCATACCCTCACTTGTGGAGAACCACGTTTCGTGGCCATTAGAATTTTCTACTGTAACAACCCCAGAGGTTCCTACCTTAGCATATGCATCAGCTATAATCTTACCGATCTCTTTGTCGTTGTTAGCGGAAACGCTCGCCACATCTAAAATCTTTTTAGCGGAAACTTTTTTCTTTTTCTTATCTAGCATTGAGATTATCAAATTGGTAGATTCCTGTAGATTACGCATAATCTCTGTTAAATTCATGTGAGGTTGAATTCTTTCTTGAGCCGCATCTATAATGGCTTGAGTTAAAACGATAGCTGTTGTAGTTCCGTCTCCAGCTTCATTCGCTGTTCTCTCAGCTGCCTCTCTAATTATACGTACCGCTAAATCTTCTGTGGGGTCTAAAAGGTTTATACTCTTAGCTACTGTGACACCATCCTTAGTGATGGTTACTCCTCCTGCATGGTTTTCTGATTCTATCAAAACTGTTTTTCCTCTAGCTCCTAAAGTACTCTTTACAGCATCAGCTATTTTATTAACGCCACTGATCAAGCGTTCTCTCGCTTCCTTATCGAAGCTTATGTCTTTTACTATCATGAATTAAATTTTATTAAAGTCTTAGACAAATATATACAAAAACCACACCTAACCAAAATACATGTCAAATAGTCCATAATGTTGGAATGTTACTTTTTAAGCCCCTATACTTCTTTTTTATTTTTACTACTTTCTTTTTATATTTTTTTTTTCCTCACGTAGAGAAAAACCAACATATAACATAGTCAAAAGTATATATTACTGATTTACAGTAAGTTAGAGTAGGTTACCTACTATGTTAGTTTAAGTAAAAACCAACATGAAACCAACATAGAATGTTAAAACCAACATACTTTTAGCACAATTATCCGTTTTAAAACGTTTAATACCGTTTAAGTCAACTGCAAAAAAGTGGTCAGAAAGTGGTCGGATTTACAAAAACCAACATAGAATGTTAAAACCAACATAGTTTTATGTTACAAAAATGTTACTATGAACCACACCCAATGCAGTCAAAGTGGGAGTCTTCAGGCTTTACTCCTTTATCTTTCATTTCTAGATTATGTATCTGATCACGTATACTCATGTCATTCATCATGTCACCAGTGAGTTTACTTTTTAGAATTTCTATTTCTTCTTTTATATTCATTGTGTATTATTTATTAGCGCAAAAAAAAGGTGCTACGATTAAGCAACACCTCCTTTTTTCCATCAAGAGAACGAGAACTATATGGAGAAAGAAATCGTTATAATTTTTTAAATAAGTCTATGTTCATGTTAGCTAGCTCATTTCCTTCAGCTATCATTCTAACCTTTTCTGCTCTTTTCATTTCCTTACGAAAGCGAGCTGCCTTTGAAAGCCCCATCTCCAATTCTGGAGCGTTGTTTATGAGTCTTCCTTTTTTGATTGTGTAATCTCTATCCATCATAGATACAAATATACTAAATTATTTCCATATAAATACTAAGCGCACTACCAGTAATGACATTATAAATTCCTTGTAATCGTGATTGGTGTCTGGGCTGTAATACTCTACACCTACTAACACTCCAACTTTAAGTAAACTCTCTAAGTAAATCTCCATTAATACAAAGGTAAAAATTAATATGGCATAAATAGAAGTAATGGGTTATATGTACGTGTCACGCCAGGTGTGGCAAAAAAAAAACCGGTTGGTTCTTCATGGGGGGGTGTTAAAAAATCCTTTTTACTTTCCGTTTTTTTGGCTTTTGGTTTATGTATACATGTATACTATTATTTGTGTGGTGTTGGTTGGTTGGTGTTGGTGTTGTTGTTCCGTTTGTTGGTGTTGTTCCTTGTGTCCTTTGTTCCTTCCTCCCTTCCTCCCTTGTTACCTTCTTAAAGTGTACTATTAACAGAGGTAAAGGAA